CACAATGAAAGTTGTGGAAGCCCACTTGAATGACGTCTTTGACAATGACTTCCCCCCGACTATGCCCAAACGACTCCTGACCTGGAAAGAAAGTGTTGTGGGAATTCCCGAAGTAGACTACGTAGACTCCATTAATCTATCGGCATCTGCTGGGCACCCATTCACTACTCCTTCCATACCGAAAACCAAACCTGGAAAACGAACATGGATCAACGAAGATGGTACGATCGTTCCGAAGTTGCTTGCTGAGCTCGAGTTGGAAGACTCACTCATGCGGCAAGGACGGCGCCCCATCTTCGTCTGGACTGACCTGGAAAAAGACCAACGATTACTCAACTCAAAAGTTGCCGCTGGTAAGGTTCGCGCCTTCACTAACGGTAATTTGAAAGTGTTGTTGCACACGCGACGATACTTTGGTGCATTCAGTGCTGCGTTTTATGCTTCACATCTTGAAACGTTTTCTGCAGTTGGCATTGACATTCACGGCCCTGAGTGGAGCAAACTCTTGAACAAGTTGCACTCGAAAGGTGCTAACGCGTTTGACGGTGATTTCGGTCGCTGGGACGGTTCCATGAAACTTGATTGTATGCTGTTGTTTGTGAAACTGGTTAATAGATGGTACAATGACTCTAAAGAGAATCAGCGCGTGCGCGAAGTTCTCATGGATGACTTGATTCATACCATTCAACTTTTCCGGAATACCTTATATCAGACGCATCAAGGGAACCCGTCAGGGAATGCTCTAACCGTTGTTGTGAATACCTGTGTCAACTACATGTACTTCTGTAATGCATGGGTTGATCTAATCCACGAACCCCTCTCGACTTTCCGAAACTCGTGTGGTCTTGCCTTTTATGGTGATGACAATCATGTTGTACCTGGCGCCGAGTATGAAGAGAGATTCAATCTCGAAACTTGCAAAGCGTATTTTGCTCAGTTCGGGCTCGAGTACGGAGGTGCGGACAAAGATGGATCATCGTACACCGTGCGACCCATTGATGACTGCGCTTTCTTAAAGAACCGATCGCGACAAGATAACAGATACGGCACTTTGTTTCATCCTCTGATGGACAAGACGACGATAACGGAACTTACGAACTGGATTCGCACAAGCCCTGATGATCTGGAAGCCCACCGGCTGAATCTGAAGGATGCGTGTGAATTCTTTTATCACTACTCGCGCGAGGAGTATGATGTGTTTCGAGCAAATGTGCTTGCAGCAGAGCAAGAAGCTCTCACTGGCATAAATGCGACAGACCTGCCTACGTATGACGACCTGGATCAAACCTGGTTGGCCAAACATGGTATCATGCTCTGAGCGGTCACCTTGGACTAATGAAAGAAACTCTCTCCCCAATGGAGTGAGCATGTCCTGTGACGTAAAACCTAAATTTAAAACTCTTTCGACCCTAATTTAAAATCCAAG